GCATATGTAGAACTTTTAGAAAGAGCATTGGAGAATAGAAAATGAAATATCTTGTAGCACTTTCCCTTTTGTTTCTTGTGGGATGCGCAAATCCATTGACTCGTTTGGTTCCAAAGATAGAAATGCCTGAGCCGCCAAAAGAATTGATGGCTCCACCAAAATCATTAAAGACGATCGTTCCGTCAACTACACCTCAAGCAGAGTTAACAAGAGATGTCACACCTTAACGAAGTTGGTTATGGGTATTTTAAGCACCTATTTCGTGCATGGAAGATTGCATTTATTCTTCTTACGCATGGAGTTTTTCCAAACATTTGGAAAACAAAAGCAAGCGATCTACTTTGCAAAGAAAGATTGGGTGATGATGCAACTCGAGCATACATGTTAAAACATATGTATGGTATTGTTGAGAAGAAGTATGCAGACGCACCAAGTATTTGGGAACGAATGTCAGATAGAGAATTGGCAATACAAATGGAAAAGGATAAGAAATGATTGACTTTGAGAGCAAACTCAGTAAAATAGAGACTGAGGTCGCTGCAATGAGAGAGAAGATTTCCTTCTTCTCTGTAATCTACGAGAAGTTCGATAGAACTCTTGATAAACTTGAGAAGCAGCATAACGACGAACTCCGCGAAGTCCATAAGAAGATTGAAGAGATTGAAATCTCTATCATGGATGAGATCAAAGCACTTCGTCAAGAAATGAAAGAACAACATCAAGTTGAGAAACAAAAGATTGAAGATCTAAACAAATGGCGTTGGCTTGTAATGGGTGGTGCAGTTGTTATTGGTTGGATCTTATCTAAAATGGGGTTGCCTTTCGAGATCAAATAGTATATAATGATGAGTCCGTTGGTGAATAATTTTACATTATGTCAATTTATATTGAGCGCAAATTTTTAGGGTTTGTTTCTTCTAAACTAGAACAGTTTAAGCAGAAGAACACAGACCTCTATAACTTTCGTTGCCCATATTGCGGTGATTCGCAAAAGAACAAATTGAAGGCAAGAGGCTATGTTTATCGCAAGTCCAACGACTACTTCTTCATCTGCCATAATTGCGGCAAGTCGACGACATTTGCGAAGTTTCTGGAATACATTGATGGTACAACCTATAAGCAGTACATCCTGGAACGATACTCAACTGGTGAGACAGGATACGGCTCTAACATCAAAAAGCCTGATTTCGAACAACTCAAGGGAAACGCCCACGCCAGGTTCCAGTCTTCTCTCAACGACTCCAGAAGAGATTCAGCAGAATCTGAAAGCCTGGAGAGAACAGCAAAAAAGTTTACACATTATAGTGTAGAAAATCTCCCCGATGAGCACTATGCTCGAGCCTATATAAAAAATAGGAAGATTCCTGAGAAGTTTTGGGGCGAGATTCTCTTTGTCGCGAAATTTCGAGATTTCCTAGATAAAGAGTTCCCCAATCATGGCAAAGACGAGGTCCCAAACGACGATCGTATCGTACTCCTTTACACTAACGAAAAGGGTGAGATTACGAATGTCGCAGGAAGGGCATTGTCTGAAACCAAGGTTCGCTATGTCACGGTAAAGATCACAGATGAGAAGAAACTGTTTGGACTGCATCGCTTGCGCAAGCAAAAGCGTGTCTATGTCTTGGAAGGACAGTTTGATTCTTATTTTGTTGAGAATTCCGTTGCCTCTGGCGATTCTAATTTGGGCGGCGTGGCAGCAATTTTTCCAGAACTAGATTTTGTTTTGGTATATGATAATGAACCGCGCAATAGAGACATTGTAAAGCAAATTGAGAAATCAATTGATCGAGGTTACAATGTTTGTCTTTTTCCTGACAGTGTAAAGGGCAAAGACATTAATGATATGATACAAAATGGCTTGACTTCAAGTGAAATAAAAGATATTATAGATGCTAATACTTTCAGTGGCTTGACTGCCAAACTGAAGTTCACTCACTGGAAAAGGTGCTAGTATGATTACACTAGACGACGCTGGATTAGAAGTTATTAAACACCCAATTAAAAGAGTTCGCGTGCAATTTCATGCGGGTCTTTGGTATGTTGAATATCAAAGGCAACCCAAATATGTTATTGATCGCTGGTGGTGGTTTGATGATAGCAAGCATCCAGAATATAAAGATGCATTTATTCGCGGGCAAGAATTAGCAAATGATGGCGGCACAAAAGAAATTCGTCACAAGACTTTAGTATTTGAGGTTGGAGCATGAAAGTAACTTTAGTATCATACAGCAAACCAGTTCTCGAGGGATTGGACACACCAACGGACCTTGTGGCTTTCTGCGCAAGAGTGTCCAATCCCTCCAATCAAATTAACTCTGATACAGCAGAGAAATTGATCAAGTATTTGATCAAGCATCAGCATTGGTCACCGTTAGAAATGGCAACCATGTGTTTGGAAATTGAAACAACGAGAGACATTGCTCGTCAGATTCTGCGTCATCGCAGTTTCTCATTCCAAGAGTTTTCTCAACGATATGCTGACCCAGTAAAAGAATTAGAATTTGTTACAAGACAAGCACGACTACAAGATCCAAAGAATCGTCAAAATTCTATTTCTGATGGTGTTGATGTTATGGTTCAGTATGAGTGGGATCATCGCCAGCGTGAACTTATTGATCTAGTAAAAATTCACTATAATTGGGCAATCAATAATGGTATTGCAAAAGAACAGGCTCGTGCATTGCTTCCAGAAGGTTTAACTATGTCGAGAATGTATATGAGTGGAACCTTGCGATCATGGATTCACTATATACAACTCCGAAGCGGCAATGGTACGCAGTTAGAACATATGAAGATTGCTCAAGAATGCGCTAAAGTAATTGCTGAGGTATTTCCGCTTTCTACACAATTTATTTCTGAGTGATTTATGCCAATTAAAAAGTATCAAGATTTTCTAGATGAAGAAACATATGAACATACAATTGGTACTGCTGAATATGTGTTGACGCTGGGGGGAAATGAGTTATGCACTAATAGGTGGTGGGACTATGGTATTAGAAAAGATAGTTTTCCCGTATTTGTACATAATATCTATCAAGACAGCGATCTACATAAAAAACTGAAAGCGATTATTGAAGATAAAACTCAATTGTCTGTTTATGACAATAACATCATGATATATTACTGGACTCGTTACAGTTATATTCCTTGGCATAATGATAATTCAAAATATGAAGGTGCGATTACGATATACATAAATCGTCAATGGCATCATGATTTCGGTGGATATTTTTTATACGAAGATGAAGGTGAATTAAAGGGTGTTGTGCCAGAAAGAAACATTGCGGTACTGCAATATGGATCTGTGAATCATTGTACAACTCCAGTAAATTATGAAGGCGATTTAAGATTAACATTACAAGCATTTCTAGGAAAGAAAAATGAAGAAGGTACTCAAGTTTAAAGCATCTTGGTGCGCACCATGCAAGCACTTAACACAAATTTTAAATTCAGTTGCAACAGAGGTTACAATTGAAGAAGTTGACATTGACCAAAATCCAACACTCACTCAGCAATACAAGATTCGTGGAGTGCCAACAATGGTCATGCTTCACGATGATGCTGAAGTGAAACGATTCACTGGTGTCAAATCAAAAGAAGAATTAGAAAATTGGATTAATAACTAACAGAATAAGGAGCAGATGATGACAACTAGACTTCCAAGCATCTATCAAGATTTCATTCACATTTCTCGCTATGCAAGATTTAATGATGATCTAGGTCGCCGCGAGACATGGGATGAGACGGTAGATCGCTATATTCGATTCTTCCAAGAGAAGACAAACAATAATAAAAAAGTTCCTTGGGATGAATTGCGCTCAGCAATTATTAATCTCGAAGTCATGCCATCAATGCGTTGCTTGATGACTGCTGGTCCTGCTTTGGAAAAAGATCAAGTGGCTGGATATAACTGCTCCTATGTCGCCATTGATAATACCAAATCATTCGACGAGATCATGTACATCTTGATGTGTGGCACTGGCGTTGGCTTCTCTGTTGAATCAAAGTACACGAACAAACTCCCAGAAGTTCCAGAAGAACTACACGAAACAGACACAACCGTTGTCGTTGCTGATTCTAAGATTGGCTGGGCTTCTGCTTATCGTGAAATCGTTTCGCTTCTGTATTCTGGTAAGATTGCAAAATGGGATGTATCAAAGGTTCGCCCAGCAGGTGAGCGTCTAAAAGTATTCGGTGGTCGCGCTTCAGGTCCAGAGCCACTAGTCGATCTATTTAAATTCACTCTTAACATTTTCCAAAAGGCAAGGGGCAGGAAACTGTCAACCTTGGAATGTCATGACATCGTCTGTAAGATTGCTGATATTGTTGTTTGCGGTGGTGTTCGCCGTTCTGCTCTCATTTCTCTTACCGACCTCAACGACGACCAGTTGCGTCATGCAAAGTCAGGTGACTGGTGGGCGCACAATGGGCAGCGCGCATTGGCAAACATTTCGGCGGTGTATGACAAGCAAGTAGACATGGACACATTCATGAATGAATGGCATGCTCTTTATATGTCAAAGTCAGGTGAAAGAGGCATCTTCTCTCGCGCTGCTTCACAGGCAGTTGCAGCGAAGAATGGTCGTCGTGATCCAAAGCACGAGTTCGGTACTAATCCTTGCTCTGAAATTATCTTGCGTCCATTTGAGTTTTGCAATCTTTCAGAAATCGTTGTTCGTGCAAATGATGATGTTGAGTCATTGAAGCGTAAGGCTCGTCTCGCTACAATCATTGGCACACTTCAGTCAACGCTAACTGACTTCCGTTACATCAACAAGAAGTGGAAGAATAATTGCGACGAAGAAAGACTATTGGGTGTTTCGCTCACTGGTATCTGTGACAGCAAACTGTTGAATAAACCATCACAGAAACTTGCTGATGCACTAGATGCAATCAGACTTCACTGCGTAGAAACAAACAAGGAGTTCGCAGATGCTCTTGGTATTCCAGTATCGGCTGCAATTACTTGCGTCAAGCCTTCAGGCACTGTATCACAGTTGGTTGATTCCGCTTCAGGCATTCACCCACGCTATGCCCAATATTATATTCGTCGAGTTAGGGCTGATATGAAAGATCCTCTTGCTCAGTTTATGATTGGCAAGGGATACAAGGCTGAGGAAGATTTCTACAGCAAGTCTAATTGGGTATTCTCATTCCCAATGAAGGCACCAAAGAACTCTGTAACTCGTAATGACATGACCGCGATTGAGCAGTTGGAACTTTGGAAAATCTATCAGGATCACTGGTGCGAACATAAGCCTTCTATTACAGTTTATGTTGGTGATGACGAATGGATGGAAGTTGGTGCATGGGTTTATAAGAACATTTCAATTCTCTCTGGCGTTTCATTCTTGCCGCGAGACAATGGTTCTTATCGCCAAGCACCTTACGAAGAAATTGATGAAGCGAAGTACACTGAACTTCTTGCGCTCCAGAATGTTGATATCAACTGGGTGGAGTTTATGGAAGAAACAGATACGACGACTTCAGCAAAAGAACTTGCATGCTCTGCAGGTGTGTGTGAAATTTAAAACAAAGGAGAAATCTATGAAGAAGTCAATTCTTGTTGGTCTAGTTGCTCTTGGTCTAGTCGCTTGTGGTGCTGCACCAGAAGCAGAAGTTGCTGCTGATAAGGCTGCAGAAGATTCTGCTGTTGCTGCTCCACTCGCTGAAGCAGAAGTACCTGCTGCTGATGCTGCTGTTGTTGAAGAAGCACCAGCCGCTGAAGTTGTAGAAGCAGCACCAGTTGCTCAGTAATTCAAACTGAGTGATTAAGAAAGGGGACTTCGGTCCCCTTTTTTTATTTTTACTATATAAACCTATGGCATATATTAATGCAAACATCCCGCCCATAGAATGCTATGTGCGGACTAATTTTCTTCAGAACAGAACAGAGTTCGATGAAGCGAAGGACACATATCTTCCCGTCCTTATATTCGGCGTGGCGTCGATACCGCATCGTGCCCCGCTTTTTCATTTCATCATGGAGGACGAAGGGCTTTGGTTTCGCATGCCGATACACGCTTTCTGTCATAAAACTCCTGCGCCGCAAGAAGAACTATATAACCTAGTTCTCTGGGATTCATTCAGTTCATATGTCGGTGTCGCGCAATTCGATTTTCTCTGTAATAAGAGAATGAAGTATATTGATAGAAACAAGAAGTGGAACGAAGGAACATATATGTTCACTCTTGACTGGGCACATGAAGATAGAAATATTGCTGATGTTGGGTTCAGTGAAGTTCCAGGACAGCACAAGTGTGGTCATGTGATTAAACTAGATAATGGTAACTTTGCGATTCAACCTAACAATCGAGTTCGTGCATTTGAACCTTCTTTCGTAACCAAGCCAGGACAGAATGTAATTGAAAGAAAACTTGGTTCGCAGATGTGGTCAGTTGAGAATACATCAAAATGGGTTCTTTCTGATGATGATAGATATGATTACGAGGTAACGCAAAATGCCAACAATTCAAGATGAATATGATTTTGGATTTACATTCTCCGAGTCAGATGGTGGTGCATCAGTTCCACCAACTGCCTCAAATGAGGATCTAAAACTTTTACAAGACAAAGTTGATTCATTAATCAATACACAATCCCAACTCCTTGAAGAAAAGTATAAATCAAAACTCAAGGAAGTGGAAGCACTAATTCTTCCTTTGCTATACAACCTAATGAAAAATCCTGATAAGGCATATATTAAATGGGAAGGGCGGGAAGCGGTCATCAAAAAACAAATCGAAAAGATTACAGCAATCACGAGGGGTTGATATGCCAGATTTAAAACTAACATGCGATAACTGTGGCTCATCATTCGCATTGTCTTATGAAGACGATGAGGTTAGTTATTCGCCAACTCATTGCCCCTTTTGTGGCGATTTTTACGATACAGAAAATGAGGAATTAGACTTCAATGACGATTCTGATCCATTCGAGGATAATTCAGAACTAAATGAAGATCTAAATGACGATGAAGAAAATGATCGTCGTTGGAATTGATTATAGTTTAACTTCTCCTTGCGTGTGCATTGCACGCGATAAAACATTCTCAAATTCATTCTTCTACTTTCTCAATGACCGTAAAACGGTGCAAGGAAAGTTTCATAATATTCTTGGCGAACAGCATGAAGAATATCTGACAGATCAAGAGCGATATGAAAATATCGCCTCTTGGGTGATGGGTATTCTTGCTGACTTTAAAAAAGAAGAAGTTATAGTTCTGATTGAAGACTATTCTTTTGGTTCTAAAGGAAAAGTTTTTAATTTAGCCGAGAACTGCGGTATACTAAAGTATATGCTTTACAAGGCAGAATACAAATTCTTTACGGTGCCTCCAACTGTTGTAAAGAAATATGCAACAGGAAAAGGTAATGCTACAAAAGAAAAGATGTATGAAGCATTTCTAAATGAGACCTTTATTGATTTACATAACATAATCTCGCCGACAACAAAACTTGGATCACCCACGACAGATATCGTAGATGCTTGGTATATTGCTCGGTATATGATTGATAAACATACGGAAAAGGAAATTGTATGAAAAATATATTAGTGACTGGTGCTGCAGGTTTTGTTGGTAGTCACTTGGTAGAAAAATTATTGAGTCAAGGTCATAAGGTTTACTGTGTTGATAACTTCTACACAGGAACGATGAAGAATCTAGAGAGCGTGATCAAGCATCCAAACATTCGCTTCTATGAACATGATATTACAAGTTCAATGTTTCGCGACTATTTTTCGACTCGTGCATTAGATGTAATTTATAATCTTGCTTGCCCAGCATCGCCTGTGCATTATCAGCGAGATCCAATTGGAACAATGATGACTTGTGTGCTTGGTGCTTATCATGTATTAGAAGTTGCGCGCAAGACAAAGGCTCGCGTTGTTCAAGCATCAACATCTGAGGTTTATGGTGATCCAGAAGTTCATCCACAGCCAGAATCTTATTGTGGAAATGTTAACCCAACGGGTCCACGAGCATGCTACGATGAAGGTAAGCGAGCAGCAGAGACTCTATTCTTTGATTACAGGAGAAAGCATGATGTCAACACTGGCGTATTCCGTATCTTCAATACTTACGGACCTCGAATGGCAAAGAACGATGGGCGAGTTGTCTCTAACTTTATTGTCGCTGCTCTTGCTGATGCGAATCTAACTATTCATGGAGCAGGAATGCAAACAAGATCATTCTGCTATGTTGATGATCTTGTTGACGGTATTTTAAAATTTGCAAACTCCACAGAGATTGGACCAATTAATCTTGGCAATCCTGGGGAGTTTACTGTTGATGAACTTGCGACTATAATTATACAGAAGGTGAATAAAGGTTATAAGGAATATGTTGAAAGAACGATAGATGACCCTCAGCAACGCAAGCCTGTGATTGATTTAGCAAAAGAAAAATTAAGATGGGAACCAAAAATTGCATTGTCGGAGGGGTTGGATAAAACAATCGAATACTTCAGGAGCGTATAATGACCGAACAAGAAATAGACGAGGTTGATGGCGCACTTTGGGGATTAACAATTGATGGTGAGACGATAGAGTGCGAAACCACAATTTACAAATTTAGTGAGATCATAACACCAAAAAACGAAGAAATTGGTTCTTACAGATATCATGTTCTTACATTCAAGCCTACTGATTTAAGCACTGTTGAGTTTATGCAAGCGCATATTGGTGATGTGCGCAGATTTATTGACAATCACGCGAAAGCAGGGTATAATGGAGTGATGGTCAAGGATGGTTGTATACCAAAGAAGACAATTAAGGATATAATTCGAGTTACATTTAAGAACTTTTCGCTACCAAAGACTTCTCTCAAATCAATCTTAATGCAGGTGTGATATGATCTTCACGAAAGAAAATTTAATGGATATGCTTCGTAATAATGTCGTCACTGTGACTTTCACTAAAGTCAATGGTGAAGAGAGAACTATGAAGTGCACTCTGATGGCAGAATATGTTCCAAATGCGCCGACCAATAATGGTCAAGTCTTATTGCAAGAATCTGAATCCAAGGCAGTATCTGTTTGGGATACAGAAATGAATGGTTGGCGTTCGTTTAGAGTAGACAGTGTCAAGTCTATTTCAATGGGATAAAATACTAAATAACCAACCCGCATCAACCTTTCGGTGTAGATGTTATGCGTACTACGCTGGGTGTATATTAGGATCCCGCTAGAAAAGTACAATCTAGCACCCATTGCGCAATGGGGGGAAGATGAACCGAGACTTTAAAATGGAAATTTATGAGAATATTATCTTTTAATGTGACACATGATAGTTCCGTTTGTGTTTTAAACGACGGACATTTGGAATTCTTCTGCAAGGAAGAGAGAATCTCTCGTGTCAAGAGAGATAACAATCCATTTAAATCATTGGAACTATGTTCTAAATTAAATCTTGGTCCTATCGACCATATCGTCTATTCATCCCCGAGTGACAATCAAACAGGCATTCGCGGATTCTTTCATACATACACTAGAAAGAAATTCGATAAGAATGAGACATATCTAACTTACTCTCATCATATCTCGCATGCAATGCTTGCGTTTACAAATAGTGGATTTGAACAAGCCATTGTAGTTGTGATTGATCGCGATGGATCAGTGATTGTCATTAATGATGAGCCAGTTGCGCGAGAATCAGAATCAGTATTCTTGTTTTGCAAAGAACAAGGATATAAAGCAGTTCAAAAATCATACTGGTTGTTTAAAGATCTTGCACGAAGACATCTCGTGCAAAACTATATTGAATCTCTTTATCCTGGATGTAAAATCACAGCACATAATCCATATAGTATCGTTAAAACTTATGAAGCAGCCACAACACTTATTGGTCAGCATCCATTAGAAAATGGAAAGACCATGGGGCTTGCTTCTTATGGAGAAGAGTTAGAATACGAACCATTGTTCTATGATAGTGTTCCTCTTGCTCATAAGTTTACCACACTGCCAACTGATGAGGTGTGTTTCTTCGGTGAAGAAAGTTCAATCAATAAAGATGTCAATCCGAACAATTATCAACACTATGCAAATCGAGCAAAGCAAGTTCAGTTGACAACACAATATGAAGCATTAAAATTAATTGCTGAATATGTTGAGAAAACTGGAATTAAGAATGTTTGTGTCGTCGGTGGATATGCCCTCAATGTTGTAGCGAATAACTATTATCTAAAGAATCTTCCAGATGTAGCATTTTATTTTGAGCCTGTTGCTGATGATACTGGTATATCATTAGGTGCGGCGATGCTTGCTCATCATCAACTTACGGGTGAATATGCAGCACCACTTAAAAATAATTTCTATCATTATTATGATTACTCAGAACAACTAGAGGGTGGTAAGAAAGCAAACATTGCCAAACTAGTTTCAATGCTTGCTGAGGGAAAGAGTGTTGCAATCTTTGAGGGTAATCCAGAGGCAGGTCCACGAGCACTCGGGCATCGATCGATCTTGTTTGATGCTCGCAATTCAAATGCAAAAGA